CTTCCCTCACGTACTCTTCGAAGTCTTTGCCCTTCTCGAGAAGCACTTCTGTCTGCTGGTCAGCGTAAACGCGCTGCGCCTCGCCGCTCTTGAGCTCTGGAGGCTTCTGCGCACTCGCGGTCTGCTGATTGATTCCTGCAAGTTCGTAGTACTTGGATACCAGATTCCACAGGTGTTCGTATTCCTCTCGAGGGATTACTGACCCTGGCGCCTGGTAGACTGGCGCAGTCCCCGCAAAGCGAATGATCGTCGTGAGATCGTTGTTCAGGTGCGCGGTGCGGACTTTCGAGTTCTCCTCGACAAGCCAGTGCCCCTTGACCATCTTGAGACCAAGCTGGATGTCTCTCATCAGCTTGTTGATTTCGGCTTGAATACCAGCGCCGAGCTCCACGAGCCCCTGACCGTAGAATCCGATGAGAGGCTTGCTCCATCGATATGTAGCGAATCGCCATGGCCTTCGCGGCGGACCGCCATCCCACGGCTCGTCGACAAGAGTGCAGTTCTTGATCCCGATGACGTGGCGCCCGTCGTTCGCCTCGCGTCCGCTCGGGCGATGCCAGGCTTCCTCTACGCGGATGCGTACGGCGACTGCCGAGTAGCCGAACTGCGCATCTTCGTCCCACAACGAATCGAGGCGCTCTATGAGAGTGGCCTTGTTGGCATCGTCTCGGTAGCGATAGGCAAGCTGGTATTTGTCGTAATACCTAGCGGTATACCAGTTTCGCGGCTCGCCTATGAGGGTCTCGGTATCGTCCAGGATGCACTCCCACGGCATCCATTTTTCGATATCGACTTTGCCTTCATCGAAGTTGGGTTCGACGCGTGTGAAGCCGGTCCCAAACACCACACCGTTGCGGCCCGTCCCGACGTTCACGGCGGACGCTCCCTCGAGGTAGAACGCCCCTTCGACGCCCTGCTCTAGTTTTTTCGCGTTGTCCTGCCGTTCGTAGTCTCCGCCTTCGGTGACGTACGTGAGCTTTGGCTCGCCCTTGCTGAAGAGGCGCGACACGACCGCATCGGCGCACGTACGCGAGATGTTGAGCGACAAATTCCCCATATTGTTTGGCGACGTGCGGACGTACGAGTCAACGCCCATCCCGCCACCGATCGGTGGTACTCCGCCCGAATACATAGCCCCGTAGAGAAGCATCGAGAGCTTGTGATCTTGATTCTGCTCAAGCGCCTTGATGACCGCATGGAGCTTCTCGTGCGCCTTCGGGTCCTCGTCCTCGAGGACGTCGTCCGGGCGACCCCACCATTTTCGGTCCTTCTCAGAGAGCGGCATCAGCGTAGGCCCTCGGGAAGGAACTGCGCGAGATCAGCCTCGGAGATGTTTGGCAGGCGCCAGCGCAGCGCATCGAGCGATTCCTCGCGCTGCACTTGGCGCGCGTGTTCCGCGCGAGTCTTCGCGTCGCTCGTCGGCTCCGGCTCGGCCTTCGATGGGACAGGTCCGAGCAGCACACCAAACGCCTGAACAACTCCAAGCTCACGCATCACATTGACAAGCGCGCGCAAGTCGTCGCAGTCGTTAGGGAAAGGCACGAGTCAAGAATATTCCAAGCTGTTCAGTCTTGCAATATTTGCCACCATGTGGATAATGACAGCATGAAAACTCTGCTCGGTCTCGTTCTGCTCGTGTGCGCGGCTTGTGGTGGGCACTCTGACGACGCGCAGCCGTCATGCATCTATTGGGGCTTCCAGACGACTGAAATCGATGGAGGGACTGCCCCCGCGAATGTGCTGCTAAAGGACTGCCCGACGCCACCCGCTGGGTGCGTCCCACTCGATGACGCTGGACACGTCGAGTGCCCTGAGACATAACACGATCTGTCCGACGACAAGCACCGTCGGGCACAGTCACCAAATCCCTAGTGCCTCGCGCTCCTCGCGCTCTCGCTCAAGCTGCTCGTCGACCTGGACCTCGAGCGGATCGCGATTCGACCATGCCTCGTGGAACGCAGCTTCTGCTTTCTCCTTCGGAGTGACCGGGACGCGCGGCGCTGTCTCGAGGAACGACCACGCCTCGCGCCAGCCGTACAGAGCAGCGTCGGTGCAGTGATTTGGAGAGCTCGGCGCCTCGCGCTTGGTGAGAGCATTTTCGTCCCACCGAAGCGTGTTCGCCTCGGCGATGAAATCGAGGCACGTCGCACGAACGACCTTGATCTCTCCGCGAAAAAATGCGCCGTTCATCAAGTCTATGTAGCCGAATTTGTTGGCTTTTTGCGCTGGCTCTACAGGCACTCCGAAGCGGCGACGAGCCTCCTCGGCGTATCCCTTGCCGAGTCCCCCGATGTCTCCGACGATCTTGGTGCAGCCGTATCGCTCTGAGAGTGCCTTCGCTTCGGTGGCTGCGCCGCTCGGGTCCATCTCGTCGCGCTTGTAGCACTCGACCAGGTACGCGGTCGGATCCCAGTCGCGCCAGCCCCACACGGCGAACGCCGTGGAGTCAACGAATCCATAATCGATGCCCAGGACGTACCTCGTGAGCTTCGGTGCGGCTTCGATGAGCGACGACGTACCGAACCGACGATAGACCAGGCCTCCCTGGTCCTGCACCCAGCGGCCCTCTTCGAGCTGCTCTCGCGTCGTCGGGTCGAGCTTCGCGAGCGACTTGCGGTACGTCTCGGCATCTACGTTCGGGTTGTCCGAGAGCCTAGCAGGCACGAATGGCGCGCTCGCCGTAGTCGGATCGATGAATCGCTTTGCGACCCACGCGTGACCGATGCCGCCTGGATTCGAGCCCGCGCGCATCCTGATCGGCACGTCGACCGTCGCGGCCTTGCGCTGGCGAGAGAAGAGATATGTGTATTGGTCCTCAGAGAACTGCGTCAGTTCGTCGAATGCAATATACTGGAACTCAGCACTTAGGTATCTGTACTTGTCCTTATCCGACTCCAGGTAACCGAATACGATGCGTGCTCCGGAAGGAAATAGGAAGCTCTTGTCCTTCTCCGTCCACTTGACGTCAGATCGCCCGGCCCACCACTCCTTAGCGCGGTCCATGATCGCTCCAGGAAGCGAGAGATCCTGGTACGTGCGGCGAAGAATGAGCGCGCGGTACGATGGGACGTGAACGTACTGAGTCGCAGCCATGAGGAGCGCATCGCTCTTGCCTCCTCCGGCTGCTCCACCGTACAGCGCCTCCTCGCACCCAAGCTGCAAAAAATCCAGTTGGCGAGGGTGCGGCTTGTGCGGACACCACCGCAGCGGATCCGCGTCGCGAAGTCGCTGCGCGCGGATTCGGAGGAGCTGCCCCTCAGGTGTGCGTGCATCCTCGTGAGCTGAACTCATATCTCAGCTTGTCCTCCAGGTCCGCTTGCATCCCTCGCGCGTGCACTCCTAGAGGCCCCTTGGTGACCCGCAAAGCGCGCTGCCCTTCCGGGATGATCTCCCACTTGACTCGGTAGCCACACGCCGAGCACGAGCCAGAGACCCACGACCAGTCGGGCGCGTGAGAAAACTTCACCGCACGTCGACGCCTTCCGACGTCAGTGTTTGCTTGAAGTCGCGCTCTCCCTCGGCTGCGAAAAGCGTCGTTCGCCGCACGATGTCTGTCAGCCGATTTGCTGTCCAGCCTGGCCCCTTGATCACGCGGAAAGACGAGCGCATACGCTCGTGCTTGCGTGGTGCGCCATGCACTGGAGTTCCCGTCTTCGGGTCAATGAGCTGCCCAGAGCACTCTCCCCAAAGCTCGATATACGCGTCGCAGTCTTCCTCGAGGCCGTACGCATCGACTATGCGATCACAGATGGCGCATCGTGGCCAGTTGAGCTGACCCGTGCGACGCATCTCCTGGCCTCGAGGCACGATGAGCGAGCCGGAGCGAGTCCACTTGGTGAATCGCCTGAGCACGGAGCCCATCAGTCATCCTCGCTCGGCCACCCGGGTGGCGCGGCTGGACTGCGTTTGCACTCGGCCTTGCACGAGTCACACAGACGTCGGAGCCGAGTGCCGCCTTTGCCGTCAGGCTCTCGGTCCTGAATCTTCGCACCGCACTGAGCGCATCGAGGATAGACCCGCTCTCGCCTCGGAAAGCGCGTCAGCCCGCCGGCCATTCCCATCACGATTGCTACAGTGAATCCTCCCCAGAATAGCGCGAGTGCGATGCCTACGCTCATTTTGTGTTCGCCTTGCGAATCGCTTCGGTCATCCGGACCCAACACCGCACATTCGTGAGCGGGGTTTGGACTTCGTTGCGAGTCTTGAGACAGCGAATAGTGACCATGCCAGACTCGTACTCAAGCTCGAATCCGGTGTTGCCCTGAGGTGGCCAACGCCAGAACACGTCCTGCACCGTCGAGAATTTTCCGTGTTCGTTCTGCGGGAGGTCCACCGATTGTAGGAGTCGTACTCGATACAGCTCAATCGCTGCCATTCTTCTGCTCCTCTGGAGTGCTACGCACCAGCTCCAAGCTTGCCTGCACATCGGTCGAGTCGATCATGGTGCCAATCACATCTTCCACAGACATTCTCCCGATCGACGAGAGTCGCACCAGCTTCTTGAGCTGGTCGTTGGTCAGCTCGATTTTGATACGCGGCACGCTTCCAGCCTTTCTATTTCAGCCTTGACCTCGGCGTCGCTCATCGCCGCGAGATCGTCATCGACGCGGAATCCGCGAGTCGAAGTGCCGTCGTTCGCGCCAGCGCGCTCCTCGGCTTCGCCCCATTTCTTCGGCCATCGACGTTGCAAAAGCCATGCGGCTGCGCGCCAATCGTCGACCGATGCACCGACTACGCGGCCGACTAGCAGATCCAGCGTTTCGCGCTCGGCGTCAAGCACTTTCTGTCTAAACTGCTTCAGCCGATCCGTTGCGTTTGGCTTCTCGGCATCGTGCATCCAGTGCCAAAACGTGGTTGGAGATATACCGCCGGCTTTCGCCGCGGCGCCACGGCCATGCAAGTTGCGGAGCGCATCGCAAACACGCTTGCAAATCAGATCATCAGGAGGCAGCGCTTTCCTCACGGTCCCTCCCAATCTGCCACGAATCCACCGTCTGGTCCACGCCTTTTTTTTCGTCCTTTTCGCAGGCAACCGCACGAGGCCTTTCGCAGGCCCACGAGGGTATCGGCGCGCACGATGACCTCGCGCCCGCAATGGCATCGGCATCGCCAGCTCGCGCGGTCGTGCCCTGACTTGACGAGCTCAGTGGCGGTCAGGACTCCGAAGCGCTGACCCGTGAGGTCGGTGAGCTTTCTGCCTCTCTTGAGCATGCAAAGTCTATGCCTTCTTACGGATCAGGTGATAGAGTGACAAAAGTGACAGTTTTCAGGTGGTCGGCAGGGCTACGGTATGTGCGCTATTGTATGTATTCATTTATATCTATATTCAATTGGCCAAGGGTACTTGAAAACTGTCACATCTATCACACTGTCACCTGAGCCGTAACGTTTTTATCTCTCATGCGCGCACCTTTACATACCATCGCACACTCTTGTCGTGTGTGGACATTGATGACAGTCCGCACACATCTCCATCCACATACTGACAATCGTCCTCGTACCGCTGGAATGCAGCCGTTATGCTGCGGGCGGACGGCTTCGACTTCACGTGGGGAGGCAATAGCGCTTCAATCGCGTCCTTGAGCTCCGGCTTCAATGGGGCCGCCGCTCGTGAGCGGCGGAGAGGAAGCTTGCTGGCGATGAGCTCGCGCGGCGTGCTCTCGCTTCAATGGGGCCGCCGCTCGTGAGCGGCGGAGAGGAGTTGCCCGGTCGTGAGTTCGGCGGCCACGATGTCGCTTCAATGGGGCCGCCGCTCGTGAGCGGCGGAGAGCTCG